GGTGGTTCGATTCCAACATATTCAGCAGATAAATTAAATGCTTTTTGCAACTTTTGTTCTAATTCCATAGAAACCATTGCAAGCATTGAATTAGTATCAACACGGTCTAATCTTCTTGCATCAGCAGATTCAGCTACAAATTTTTGCTGACTCAAAGTACTAATACCAAGAGTTGCCATTTGCATCTGTAATTCTTTTATCTCAGCAGATTGAGCTTCAAACGCACTAGAGGCTGGTTCAACATAATAAACCTTATTACCTGGTTGAGTTGCCATCGCATAGTTGACAGAAATAGCTAAATCTTTAGTTTGATCGTCATAACCTTCCATTACAAGCATTGGTTGTGATGCAACGTGTAAACTATGGATCAGGTCAGCTTGTCTTTGAAAATGTGCAATATTTAAGTATGCAATATCAAGCAAAGGTGGTTTACTTACTAAATTTTCAACTTTTCCTGAATAAATCGTTACTAAAGGGACTTCGCCTAATGAAAAATTACCTGACTCAACAATTTCAAAATCTTTTGCTCCTGCTGGACTAGACATATTACCCTGATATGCTCCATCATCATCTTCATACATATCTTCAACTGTCTGTTTCTTCCTGAATACACGGAAACGTCCAGGTTCTATAACTCGCACTTGGTCATAAATTTGCTCACCAAACTCACCATCTGGTAGTACTGCTTTCTCAGCTAATCTCACCTGTATCAAGTTACCGTAATTAGATTCACGATCCAATCGCCAACCATAAATATTATTAGGATCTATCTCAATCCAATAAGGTCTGCGATTCTGTTCTCTTTCTTCTGCAAGACTAACCGCACCAGAAGGTGCTGGATAATCAACAAGGATATGACTTTGACCATAAGTTAATGAACACATTAATAACCTTCTTGCATATTCATCTAAATCTGATTTACAACCATCTACATCCATTTTGAACATTTCAGTCCAATAAGGATCTCCTGTTAAGGCTATTGGTTTACGAAGAACTAATCCTGTAGCTGCTCTTATTAATCTTTGTGTAAAAGGACTAAATACTGATCTGTTAACTCTTGCAAGGTAAGCATCATAATCTTCTCTTGGTTCTAAAGGTAAAAATGCTTCGCTATTTTCTCTAAGGTATTCTGTTCCTTCAGTAACAGCTTTCATTATTTCCCACCCCTTTATCATGTCCAGTACTGCTCTGGTACGAGTAAAAGGACTATCCGTTCCACCAATATAGGAACTAGCTGTAATACTGGTTGGGATTCTCCCTGGTAATGCGTAAGTCATGTCAACACCTCCATCGTTTTAATGCTAACGCTTTTCTAGTGGGTCTACCTTTTTTATCTTTTAATGGCCCAGGCATACCTGACATTCTTGCACAAAAACTTTTTCTTCTGGCTTTTTCTTTTGGTGTTAAATTCTTTTTCTTTGTAACAGGTGCTTTAAGATTACTTCCTGTAGCTGCATTATATTTTCTTCGTCCTTTAGCAGTCAGCCCTCCTTTCTTGGACTTTTCCCCTCTTCCAACTGATAAACTGACTCCTTTCTTGCGTGGCATTATTTTCCTACCTTCGCTTGTGCTTTTTTATGAGCTTGGGTGAAACTATCTCCTGCTCTCATTCGTCTTTTCATAAATTCCATGTGTTTGTCTGTGTGATGAACAGAATGTTCGCTAAGTTTCTTTTTTTGACGAGTGGTTAGCTTCATAACACTATATTACCGTTAAATATGTGATTTTCACTTATTTTTTCTTCTTTTTTGCCTTAGTTTTCTTTTTCTTACCTTTTTTGACACTTGCGATGTACCCTTGACATCTTGCCATTGCGTGAGATTTGCTCATTTTTTCTTTTTTCTAGTGGTTTTACGTCTATGTTGATATGTTATCTTCTTGCTGCTTGTTTTTTCACGTTTAAATCTAGCTTTTTCACTTGCTGACATTTCTCCAACAGTCTTAGGTGTCTTACTTGAGACACGTTTACTTGGTCTACAAGCTGGATAGCCTCTTTTTTCTCCTTTTTGACGGCCACAAGGCTTGCCAGTTTTAACATCAACCCAATTTTCCTTAAACCAACGGTCTAAACCACCCTTAGTTCTGGTACTTGGTTTACTTTTTCTTCTTTGTGGCACGTTTTCTCTCCACTCTATAAGTTCCACCACGCTTTTTGTATTCTCGGACTAACCAA